AGTGGAAGGCGGGAACCGATAAACCGGAAGAGGGATATAAGGATTTTGCGGACACAGTTCGCTACCTCTGCCTGGAGCAGCCGGTTTACTCACCGCCGAACGAGAAGAATGATTTGATCGCTCAATTCCTAGCGGCACGAAGCGAAACGGATTACAATCCCCTAAGCTATGGGTTACGGAGCGCCAATGCTTGAGATAAAGCCAGTCAGTTATGCAGACATTCTCGATGCTCCCAACTCGGCAGAACTGTTGGACGCCTACTCGAAAGACTGCGTGATGCCCGACTACAACCCACAGCGCCAGATATACGCCGCGATGGAGAATTCAGGGGCGCTTCACTGCTTTGGCGCATACTCGGATGATGTTCTTGTAGGATTTGTCTCTGTGGTTGCAGGCGTTATGCCGCACAATGGAAAGAGAATAGCCACGATAGAAAGTCTGTTTGCTCTGCCGTCTCACAGGAAACTTGGCACCGCAGATGCCCTGCTGTCTACCGTCGAGAGCTTCTCGATCAGGAATGGATGTGTGGCCCTGCTGTACACCGCCAGGGTAGGAAGTCCTTTGGATGTGGTGTTGTCCCATCGCCCCGGTTGCAAGGCCAGCCATACCATGTTTACGAGGTGGCTATGAGCACATTGACGGCACCTTTACCGATTGCCATGTTCCCGGCTTCGCCAGCCGTTCTCGAGCAACTGAACGAAATCAACAAAATCATCCTCTCTTACCCCCAGATCGAACTCGCCACAGAACATCTATTCCACGGCGGAATGTATGCAAGAACCATTCGTCTCCAACCGGGGACAAAGATGATGGGTTCGCTTATCAAGTTGGCAACTGTTCTTATCGTTCATGGAGACTGTTCAGTGTTGATCGGAGACCAAAGAGTTGAGCTGACCGGATACAATGTCATTCCCGGATGCGCGGGGCGGAAGCAGTTCTTTTGGACTCATGGGCCGGTTGAGATGACGATGATTTACCCGACCGCTCTTGGAACTGTTGAAGAGGCTGAGGATGAAGTCTTTGCAGAGTCCGATCAGTTGATGTCTCGCCGCGATGGAAGCGGTGATACGATAGTGGTTACGGGAGAATAGGATGGCAGGAAGCATTTCAGCGGCATTGATTATCGGCGCAGCGGCTGTTGGTGAGGGCATCTATGCGGATGTCAGCAAGCCTTCCACACCCGTGGCTCCCACTCAGGCACAAACCAATGAACAGACGGCTCAGGCGGCTCAGGCGTCGGCTTTGGCTCAGGCTCAGGCATTGACACAGCGCCGGGGTATGGCAAGCACGATGTTGCAAAGCCCGATGACCAGCGGTAATGCTACAGTAGGGAAAGCGACATTGGGGGAATAATGGCTTCTGTCGGTCTAGCCTCGCCTTATATGTACTCCGGGGGATATGCACCCTCCCGGCTCAACGACCGCTCCGCCGACGAACGAGCCAAGGATGCTCAGAAATATCTACAAGTGCTTGCACAAGAAAGACTTCCGTGGGAATGGATGGTGGACAACATCATCATGTACGTCAACCACGGCAGGCGGGGCGTGCAAGACAAGGATTTGTGGCCCGGCCAGCCCACCGGATTAGAGATTTTCGCCGACTCCGCCATGCTTGCCCACAACACTCTGGTCAAGGGTATGGTGGGGTATCTCTGTTCTCGCAATCAACCTTGGTTTGGACTGGAACTTCCCGGCAAACTAAACTTCCCGTGCACAAGCCGGATGAGAGCATGGACCGGAAAGCGAGTCGATTCCTACCCAGAAGTCCAGCGGTGGATTCAAGACTGCCAAGACGTGATGTATTCAGCGTTCAACCGAAGCAATTTCTATGATGTAGTGCCGGAATTCATCGGTGATGGGTCTGCTCCAGGTACGGCCCACTTGCTGATAGAAGAAGATGTTTCGACGGCAACCATCATTTTCACCGTTCCCCATTTCCGGGAATGCTTCATCGCGGAAAACCGATTTGGCCAGGTCGACACAAACTATCGCGTCTACAAAATGACGCTTCGGCAGTTCGTTCAGCAGTTCGGCTTGGACGAAATGAAGAAGGCCGATACGAACTTCGAGCATGACTACGAAAGCAATATGCACGAGCAGCGCGAAGTTCTCCATGCGGTCTATCCCCGCAAGGATTACAACCCTGGGCGCATAGATGCCAAGGGAAAGAAATGGGCATCCGATTGGGTGTATCGAAAGGGAGGCAAGATTCTCGGCGCTGACGGGAATCAGGGATTGAAGATGCTGTCCGAGGGCGGCTACGACTCTATGCCGATACTGAGTTGGAGATGGAGGAAGAATTCAGACGAATCCTACGGTCGCTCTCCGGCGCACGATGCTTGGGTCGCCATCGCGTTGGACAATCAGATGGGGAGAACCAATCTGATTACTGCCCAGAAAGCGGCTGAACCTCCGATGGTGGCGTATGAGGACCAGCGGGGAAAGATTCAGCGTGGCCCGAACGGCTTTACATTCATCCCAACCAACCGTGGCGACATTCGCCAGATCATGCCGCAACCTCTAACGACCGGCGTCCAAAACCTTCCGTTCAATACGGAGTATCAGGGCAAAGTTGCGCAGATCATCAACCAGCACTTCCACACAGATGTGTTCACCCTGCTTACGCAATTGGCGCAGGGCGGTGCCACTGAGCGTATGGTGACGGCGCAAATCAATGAGTTGATGACCGAGAAGGCGGCGCTGCTCGGAACCATTGTCGGTAACCTGCAATCGGAAGGGTTCAACCCCATGATTGCCAGGGTGTTCGACATTGAGGCAAGGGCAGGACGCATTCCTGAAGTTCCGCAAATTCTTCAAGATTCCGAGCATGAGCCAATCAAGGTGCAATATCTGGGCCTCTTGTCTCAGGCACAGACCAGGGTAACGAAGGTCCGGGCGATTCAATCCGGAGTGGCTCTGATTACGTCAATCACACAGTTCGATCCTCTCGCCATGCACGCTCTCGACACGGATGAGATGGTGCGCGAGGCATGGGACGCGGTAGGCGGTCCAGCAACGTGCCTACGTGACCCAAAGGCCATTGCTCAGATACGGGAGATGGCTCAGAAGCAGCAGGAGAAGCAGCAGCAGATTGAGAACGCACCTAAGATTGCCAAGGCGGCGGCACTGGCCGGCAAGGCGGCAGAGCCGGACAGCCCTCTCAAAACCATGATGGGCGGCGGTAAGGAGCCAGGCGAATGATTGACTACACGCCGGAAGAAGACGCCAGACAGATTGCCGATAAGAAAATGAAGCAGTATTACCGGAGCGTGTTTAGCTCGACTGAGGGTCGGAAAGTGCTTGGTGATATACTCGTTTCAAATCACTTCGGGGTTCCATTGAACAACGAAGTGGAGCGGATTGAGTACAATGTGGCTATTGCAATTGCCAGGATGAGCGGTACAATGAGCGAAGTGGATGCTCTAATAGGAATCGTGGAGGGTTGAAGTGGCGAATCCAAGTCCAACGTATGGCGGTGTGAACTGGCCGGGAGCGGATGCACTCCGCATTCCCACGGAGCGCGGCGGGTTTGTCGCCAAATCTACTCAGACGCAGGCGAGTCTTGAGACATATGGCGAGCTTGACCTTGGAACCGTAGCAGCCAGCACCATCACTCTCAATGCGCAGCAGGCCGGAGCCTCCCTCATCACCATCACCCCGACCGGGGCTGTGACGATTGTTCTCCCCACCTGCCAGCCGGGGCATCACTTCTTTCTCTGGAATCTGGCGACGGCGACCTATAGCGTCACCGTACAGATCGCAGGAAACGCAGCCAATACCGCAGTCGTTCCATTCCTGGCCGCAACCGGCAGTATGTCTGAAATCGTGCATACCGGGAACAACGGCGGTGTGATGCTCAGGAACGGATAGAGTTTGGTTTTTCACAATTTGGGTCCGCTCAGAGTCCGGCCAGACTGAGAGCGGCGAAAGTAAGACAGACGCGGCAATCGAGTGCTCGATCACTCGGTTCCGCGTCTTTTCTTGGCCCAAAGATTTTTGAAGGAGCAGTAAATGGCAGATGAAGTTGTCGTCAATCAACCCGTAACGGGAAGTGAAACTACCGGAGCACAGGGCAACCAGCAGACGCAGACGCCGGGATGGTTAGCGGGTTTGCCTAGCGACCTCAGAGACAATGAGGCTTTCAAGCCGTATCGCACGGTGGGAGACTTTGCAAAGGCCCATCTCGAAACGGCGAACAAAGCCAAAGAGTACGAGGGGAAGTTGGCGAACTCGATCCCCAAACTGGGCGAGAATGCTACGCCGGAAGAGCGCGATAAGTTCTACACCTCACTCGGACGGCCCGATAAGCCGGAAGGTTATGAGCTAGACCCTGAGAAGAAGAATGCACCTGAGTGGAACAAGTATTGGGAAGACACCTTGTTTTCTGAGGGTATCCCCAAGAAAACCGCTCAAGCTCTTCAAGGGAAGTTGAATGCTCAGTTGACCTCAATGGTGGAAGCGCACAACGCCAAGATTCTCGCAGAGAATACCAAGGCGGCTGAAACGCTGAAAACCGAGTTGGGCGACAAATACGATGCGAGCGTAGTGCTCGTGTCGCGGCTATGGAAGCAATGGGGAAAAACAGAAGTCGAATTCGACAAGGCGTTTGCAGCTGAAAGCAGCGCCAACCGAACTACGATGATGCGCTTCCTGTTGAACGTGGCCGCAAAAACCGGAGAGGATTCATCTTTGCGCGGGTCAGGGCAGAGGGCGGAAACGCCTAAGGCCGGATACGATTTGAGTAAATTCAATCTTCCGCCAGCAAGGATTTAGGCCTCTCTAAGGGGAGATTATCGCCATGGCAGATGCCTCGCAACTCGGTTACACCACGATGACGGATGTAATCAACAGCTACTCGTCCTCGGATGCCCGTGCGCAGTTTGTCCAGCCCGCAAAGGTGCTTGCCCGCGCTTGCCCTTTGCTTGAGTTCTTGCCTTTCGTCCCGGCAAACAACATGCTTTTCAACGTCGCTCGGCGTACCGATTACCTGGACGTTCCTGCAACGCGCCGGTTCAATGAAGCAGCCGTGATTACGAACTCCAAGAACACCAACATCACCGACGATATTGCCATGTGGGAAAATTGGGATGTTCAAGATGCGGCGTTTGCCGACCTTCAACCCGATCCCTCGGCGTATATGTCGGACCAGATCAGCAACAAGATCGAGGGCTTCAAGCAGAAAATCGAATCCGTATTGTTTTACGGAAACCCGGCTACCGATCTTGGTGGAATCAGAGGCCTGGCAACACGAATCAACAATCTTGAATCGGTTCCCAACGGAGACGGAAGCTGGCCTGCGAATGCTTACAACAGCGGGCTGACCTCCGGCAACGCCACAAGCATCTGGGCGGTCGAATTCGGAAAAGACAAGGTTCAAGCAATCTACCCCGCCAGTAGTCCGGCAGGCCTGGAAATCAACACCATCGGCAAAGTTCCGTGGACAATGGCCACCGCCCTGAGTGGAGTTCTCGGTCAATCGAGGGCACTGATGGCGTATGTCACTCAGTGCAAATGGAGCTTGGGACTTCAGATCGTTGACGAACGCTGCGCTCAACGCGTTGCCAACGTGAACCCGATTCCGTTGCAGCCGGGTGGCTTCGATGAGAACCTGCTCATTCTGGCCCTGGGCAATCTTCCTGGTGCGGGTAATGCTCCCGGCACGGTGATTCTGTGCAGTCGCGCCATTCTGAATCAGATGAACATCCGAGCGGTCTCACAGAAAACCAATGGCTACTACACGCAAAACGCGGAGACCGGCGACATCTGGGGATCGCGGCGTATTACGCGCTTCCAGGGAATCCAGGTCGTTATGGCCGAAAAGATTTCCAACTCGGAAACCATCATCAGCTAGCCGATGTCGCTAGAAGGAGAGTCATCATGCTTTTAGACGCAATGCAGTTTTTTCACGGCTCTGGAACATCGGCCTTCGGTCCGATCACTTCCACCGCCAAATCGTTCACCGGTTCGATTGCGACGACTGGGGTATTGACCATCACGGCCGGTACTGCTGGGTCTGAACTTTTGGTCGGGGATTCGCTTACGGGAGCCAACATCTCTACCGTGGGTGGCCCTACCATCGTGACAGGCATTACCGCCATTACCGCCGCAAACGGAGTTGGCACCTACACTGTCAGCAACCCGCAACTGTCAGCTAGCGCAACCATTCTCGCAACCCCTGCGCTCTTGGGAGACTTGCTGGTTGTCGGAGCAACCTCACAGCAGAGCAACCTGGAGCTTGACTTTGGAGCGCCGAACCCTGGCACATCCAACCCCTTCATCTCCGCATTCCCGTCTTTGACCGAGAAGGGATACTCCTATCCGCCCGAAGTTGTGGGCGATGGTGGAATCCCGTTCGGCGTTCACATCGTCGTTTCCGGTCCGGTTTACGGGAACTCGCTCACCAGCATTGCTTTCAACGTGGAAACCGGGGCGGCGACAGGTGCCACAACGATCATCGCCACCCGGTCTTTGACCATCGCGCAGCTTCAGGTCCAGGGGGCGCACTACTGGATTCCGGTTGCAGGCAACTCTGTTCTTGAGTTCCTGCGCTGGAATGCGGTCAACACGCCGGCCAACAACGGCTATGTCGGTTCCATCTATTCGTGGTGGGGACCGAAGCTTGGAGGAGAGCAATAATGCTTGTTCATGCAAAGTGCCTTGCGTTTGCCTGGGATAGTCAGGCCAGCAAAGCGTACAATCCCGATGCCGGGCCGTTGCCTGACGGCCTCTATGAGATCGACACGGATAGCCAACTGGCTACCTTGAAGACACTTAGAGGCGACTGGCTTTTCCAGTATCCCGGCCATGAGGGACGTGCTCCAAAGCCGGGAGATGAGCCTGTTGTGGCAACGGCAACAGTCAAGGAAGTTGTCGAGCCCAAGATTGACAAGCGGAAACTCAAGAAGGGGCCGATGAGCAAGGAACGCAAGGCTCAACTAGTCGCAGCACTCACAAAGGGACGCGCTGCGAAAAAGGCCAGGCTGGAAGCGGCAGCGGCTTAGAACGGTTCACCATTCACCGGCGAGGGCGGGGCATTGCCCTGTCCTCGCTTTTCTTTAGGGAGTCTCGATGAACTATTCGCCCGTGTCCATATCCAATATGAGTTTGCAGTTGTTAGGGGCGCGTGGGACTATTGGCTCTCTGACTGAGCAAACTCCCAACGCCATAAAAGCGAATGTGGCATGGAATATGATCTGGCCCAGCGTGCTATCCGAGCGTGAATGGAAGTGCGCCAAGACGCGGGTTGCTTTGCAACAGAACGCGCAATCTCCAGCGGGAGGATACAAGTTTGCCTACGCACTGCCAGCGGATTATTTGAGGCTAGTTAAGCCACGCGAGATACCGGAAGAGCGCCGCATTGCCGATGGAGCCGTGTGGGGTTGGGGCGGTGATGGATATGGATGGTTCCGTCATCGTGACATTCCAGTACACCCGCACGAGGCAGCGCCGTACGTCATAGAGGCGGTTCTGAGCGCAGATGGAGTTTCGTATACCAACAATCTCCTGAGCAACTATCCGCACTGCGATACTTACACTACCGTCTGCCCCATCGTCATCAACTACATCCGGCTCATTACAGATTTTACGCAGATAACTCCTGGACTTGCTGATGTTGCGACGTACCGGATGGCTGCTGCATTGGCCGTTCCCGTCACAGAGGATGCGAAGAAGGCTCAGAGCATGATGCAGATGTACTTCACGACACTCAACTCCGCTGCGGCTCAACAGGAATGCGACTGGTTGGCCGATGAGAGCGGGAATTACAACTGGATTCATGCAGGGCGCTATTCCGGGGGGCGCTACTGATGCCGAACGTGTTGATTAATAGCATGAACACGGGCGAGATCAGCGGTCTCTGCGAAAGCAGAAGCGACCTCGCCAAATTTTCCTCCGCATGTAAGACGCTGGAGAATTTTGTACCGCTTGTTGAGGGCGGCGCGAAGAAGATGCCGGGGACATACTTCGCCGGAACGACGGCCAACGGCGGGGCAATGTTCACCGCGTCGATCGCTGGCACGACCATGACCGTCACAGCGGTCAATTACGGCGTTCTACAGGTCGGGCAGACGATTGTGGGGGGTGGGGTAGCCTCTGGTACCACCGTGAGCGCCTACGGCACAGGGACGGGCGGCGTGGGCGCTTATACGATCACGCCAACGCAGACGGTTGGCAGCGAGATAATGCAGACGGCCAGCAATGGTCAGAGCCGTCTTGTGCCGTTTCAGTACTCGACAGAGCAGGGTGCAGTACTTGAGTTTTCTGCTGGGATGTGCCGCGTGTGGGAAGGCGCGACACAAGGTTCGTGGGCTTTGGGGTTGGCTGAGCAGAGCGTTATCCCCGCTGGGGGAATAAACTACAATCCCGCCACTGCATACGTTTCAACCAACAAGGTTCTTGTCGGTTCCAGTTATCTTGCGTATATGTTTGATCGAATCTCCGGCACTGAGGATACAACAAAGGGAGTGCTTTACATCTCAATCCCTTATGGGGAGCCAGTCAGTTCCTTGACGGGAATTGGCAGCATCTCGATAAACACATCCGACTCTTTGAGTGTATTCAAGTCTGGGGTTTCTCCTAACCAGATTATAAATATAGCACTGGCAAATACAACCGCATCAAATAACTCCGCCAGCGCAATTCAGGCAGCGATCCGCGCATTAGGTAGCTTGAATTCTCCATCATACGGATATGTGGATTTATCGGCATGGTGCGTTACTCCAGACGCTATCTATTATGCAACCCCGTGGACATCTTTGCCAGTCTTATACGATTTTCAGTTTCCCGCATATCCTTTCAATTGGATAGGTGAGTGTGTCGCCTCCAATCAATACAATCAGTTTCCAGTTATCTTAACAAATATTCTCGGATTGGGTCTTTCTATAGCGTGGAATGCTACTTATTGGGGGCCTGTTGCCGCTGTGCAAGAACCGATTGATTTGGTCACTCCCTATTTGGAGACCGATCTATTCGCTCTCGATTGCAGCACACAGAGCGCGGACGTGCTCTGGATTTTCCATCCCAACTATCCGCCGGGAATAATTGAGCGGTTGAGCGCAAATTCATGGCAGTACAGCCTATCTCTCCCCGGCCAGCAACCGGGCGAACCTGCGTATCGCGGAACTCTGGATGTGGTGAAGACGGGATACTCCGCGCTCGGCCAGAACATCACTTTGATTTCGCAGGCGAATCCTTGCGTAATTGTGCTGGCTTCAAGTCCATCTTCGCAACCCTTTCAAGATGGAAGCAGAATTTATATCAACGAATGTTCCGGGCTGGTAAGTCTGAATGAGGGAGAATTTTTTGTCTCAGGAATGACTTATGGGTCAGTGACCGTTTCCGTAACAGACTCTTCAGGAACTACTACAACCGTGACCGGGGTTGGATGGAGTTTTACCCCTCAAGACCCCAGCACCGGGGCGAGCATTGATTCTTCAAGCTATCAGCAGTACACAGGCGGCGGGTTCGCTGTGCAGGTGGTTGCGATGTTCGCGGCGACTGGAGATTACCCAGCTTGCGGAGCGTTGTATCAGGAACGTCTCTGCGTTGGCGGAAGCAATAACAATCCAACGCAAATGAACGGTTCTACGCAAGACGACTACCCTGATTTCATTTGTGATCCGAACGCGGACGATTACGCCGTCCAGTATACCCTCGTGTCGAATAAGGTGAACCAGCTTCTCAACATGGTGGGAACACCTAATGCTCTGGTTATCGGCACATCGGGCGGCGTGTGGATTGTGGCCGGGTCTAACAATTCTTCGCTAAGTCAAACCAACGTGAACGCGTTACAGCAAAGCTCTGAAGGCGTAAGCGCGTTGCAGCCGCAAGTGGTGAACGGCTCGGCCATCTTTGTTAGCCGGTCGTCTCGGATTGTCACGTTTCTAGCCTACAACTTCGTAACGAACCAGTGGGACAATACCGATCTGACTCGGCTCAATCGCAACATCACCATCGGAACCTCGGCGGCAATGTCAGGAATTGCGCAGACGGCGTTTAGTATGGAACCTTACCCGATTTACTGGGGTGTGCGGAACGATGGTCAGTTGATTGGTCTGGTTTTCAACACGCAGGATCAGGTGTATGCATGGTTCCGAGTAAATATGGGAGCCGGATTGATTGAGTCCGTAGCCGTTATCTCTGGGCAGAATCAGGAAGATCAGATCGTGGTGGTGGTCAACCGCACCATCAACGGCGTAACGCAGCGGTTCGTGGAATACTTCATGCCGCAGGAATTGTTCGGCCAGTTATCGAACGCTTTCTTTGTGAATTGCGGCCTCCAGTGGCAGGGAGTGGGGCCGTTCAATATCACCGGGATCACGAACGCCAACCCCGCCGTCGTGACAGCGCCAGGTCATACGCTCGTGAATGGGCAGACGGTAGCCATTGCGGGCGTGCTGGGCATGACTCAGGTGAACACGAACCCCTTGCAGGCATGGACCGTGGCCAACGTGAGTGGCAATACCTTCCAGCTTCAAGGCAGCGACTCAACCGCATGGGGAGATTACACGGGAGGAGGAACGGTTGAGCAGGTGACGAACCAGGTCACCGGGATGAGCTATCTGATGGGCCAGAACGTCACGGCGGTTGGGGATGAGGCGGTAATCTACACCGGAATTGTGACGGCGGACACAGTTGTTTTTGGCTCCTACGCCAACCAGGTCACCATCGGGCTTCCCTACTCATCCACGATTGAACCCATGAATCCAGTGCTCGGCGATCAAAAGAATACCTCGAAAAGCAAGAGGCAGAAGTTCACTCGCGTCAACCTTTCGATGTACGAATCTGTTGGCGGCATGGTGGGCACGGACTCAACTCACCTCTACAACATCGACTACACGCAGGGCACTCCGAACCCACTCCCGCCCGGAAGTCCGGCAACTCTGTTTACCGGAAACGTAATCAACGATTTGGATGCTGAATGGACAGATGGTGCGACAATCACAATTGTGCATAGCGACCCGTTCCCGTGCACGCTGCGAAGTGTCACCCCACGGCTTTCCGTGGCCGAGGAGGGCTGATGGACCCGCAATCTCTGATGATGCTCTTCGCTGGCGAGAGTGCCTTTAGCGGCCTTGCCTCTGGATTCGGCCAGTACGAGCAAGGCCAGGAGCAGAAAGGCGCTTACGACTACAATGCACAGGTCACGCTTGACCAAATGCAGCAGAAAATGCAGACCTCTGAGGCGAAGTATTCCAACCTCATCGGGAAGCAGGCAACGGCTTATGCGCGGGCTGGAGTGGACATTGCTTCCGGCTCTCCCTTGCTAATGATGGCGCATACCGCCGCGCAGAGTGGAGTAGAGCAGGAAAGCGAGTCTCAGGCCGGCACGGAAGAAGCGGCGCTGCAAAAGTATTATGGCGAGGTGGCGGCTTGGTCGGGAACGATAGGCGGAATCAGCACAGCTATTTCGGGGTTGTCGCAGGCTGGAATGATGGCCGCTGGCGCAATGAACTCGTCGTCTTACGGAACGGTGCCATCTGCACCTAACTCGATGTATGATTCAATGTAGGTGATTGATGCCTGAAATCCCTCAAGCCGTAGCCCCAACACTGACTCCTCCACCGGAGATGAACCCCCGTATCGCTGGTGAACCAGGCAGGACAATGGCGAACGCTGCGGAGCAAATGGGCAGCGTGGCGGATATGGGGTTTCAGGTTGCCCAGAAAATCAAGAAGGCGCAAGACGAAGGGATTCTGCTTGGCGCGGAGAATCAAATCGGTGCGGATATTGAGAAAGCGCAATCAGGTCTTGCCAACTGGACTGACTACACTCACGCTGACCAATTAAAGCAAGACACCGCTACCGCATTGCAGGAAAAGTATGCCGAGCAATACGGGAACCGGCCTGACTTGTGGCGTCACATCGAACCGTATCTTGTCAGGCAGACGAACAAGTTTAACGGTCTGATTGATAAAAAATCGGCTCAGTTGACCGCAGATTACAACGAGGCTCAACTGTTTGATTCCCAACTCCACACAGAGAATGAAGCGGCTACCGAACCGACGATTGACGGCAAGGAGCGCATCTGGGCTATTCAGGATGCAAAGACAGATGTGATGGTGAAGAACGGATCGATTAGCGCTGAAAAGGGTGAAAAGGCTAAGAAACTCCTCAGATCGCGCACAATCGCTACCGAGGTAGACCACGCCGCTAACCCAATGAACGCTCCTGAAATCATGGAAGCGGAGATGGCTCAGCTGAAAGAATACGAGGACAAGGGATACGTCGATCCCGATGCTCTCGAAAGGATGCAAGATCAGCTTGCTACTTCCTACGAACGGGCTCTGAGTCGTTCCGACCGGATTGACGTATCGAAAATAGGAGATGCTGTAATTTCCAGCGACGCAAAAGATCCGACTCTCAAAGACCAGTCAACCGGAGAAATTGATTATCTGCAAGCAGCCAAGAGGGTTGATGAGAATCCTGATCTTTCCACCAATGTAAAAAAGTACGTCCGTGAGGAGTACGAGCAGAGGGATGTGCTTCAAAAAAGAATTGTCGCGGAGAGAAACCAGAAGATATTCAATTCACTTGACGACAGGATCGGGAACACAGATGCCAAGGGTGGAGCTTTGACTCCTTCCGAAGTTAAGCAAAGGAGAGAATTACATCCGAGCGATCCAAAATGGATACCTCAAGAAGTTGCAGATCATTCTCTCAAAGTAATGAAGCAAGACGCAAAAGAAGCACGCGCAACAAATATGCAAGAGCGGGCATTGGCAAGGCAGCAGGCGGCGGAGGACAGTTACGAACTTGTGGCGCGTCTCGGATCACAGCCTGGATACCTGACTAGGAACGACATTCCAGATTTGATGAAGAGCAATCCTAAAATGAAGTATTCCGACGCTCTACATGTTGTCGAGATGCGTTCCGCGCAATCAGATCCTAATTTCCAATCTGCAATGAAGATTTTCGAGGACGCGGCGAATCAAGGTGCTATGACTCTCTCGGATGTGGGCGAGGCCAATATCGCCATGCTCAAACGGGCAAAAGAGGGGGTTACGGGCACAGACCTGTTGAAGTTTGCCAGTGAAACCGTTCGTCCTCATGTCGAGAAGGACATCAAGAACCGCCTTGACCAGATCGTGTACCCGCAACTCGCCACGCCAACCGCTGCCTCTGGCACAGCACAACCGGGATTCTTCAGCAGAATTGGTACATGGGCAGAGAATCAAGTCATAACGAACGCCTTCCCGACAACGATGAAGTCTTATGCGAAGCAGGAATCTGCCGCACGGCAAGCTCCCGAAGTAGGAGCCATAGTTGATGGATACAAATTCAAAGGCGGTGATCCTGGCCAGATGTCGAATTGGGAGCAGGTAAAAAAATAATGCCTGGACCTTGGGAACAATACGCGAATCCTGTTGCTTCCCCTACTTCATCTGCGCCCAGCAATGGCCCCTGGACGCAGTATCAACCTGCTCCTTCCCTCTCTCTAGACCACGATCAAGCGCAGCGGGCTACAGATGCGCTGGTGTACTCCCATATGACCGGAGCGCCGCCCAGTTACACCTATGAAAATCGGGATGCGTTCAACGAAGATTTCTCCACTCGGCTTGAAGGCTACGCTTCGGCGGGTTGGAAGGGGCTTACGCAAGACTCCATTATTGGAGAGTATCTGAGAGGGCGAACTTCCGGCCCGTTCGAAACTGACGATGAAGTGAGCAAGTTCATCGAAGGATTCGGAACAATGATTGGTGACTTGCCTGAATACCTTGTTGGCGGCGGTCTAGGTATGATTGCTGGCGGTGCGGCGGGTACGGCAGAGCTTCCGGTCGTTGGAACCATATCAGGCGGCGTGGTAGGCGCTGGGGCGGGTGGGTTTGGTCTTACCGCTGGATTGCGCCAGTGGCTTGTGGACAAGTACGCTGGCAAGCAAATCTCTGCGTTCGATGAAGTAATGGACGTTATCAAGGCGACCGGCAAAGGCGCATTGACCGGAACGGCATTTAGTTTCGCTGGGGAAGCGGCACCGCTGGCTGAGGGCACGATAGCAAAGGTTTTTGGCGCACGAGCCTACAAGACGGCGGCGGAGCTTGCCACGATGACCACGGTCGGAAGTTTGCTTGAGGGGAAGGTTCCCACCGCGCGAGATTTTGCAAGCAACGCCGCATTGCTGGCCCTGATGCACGTTACGGTTGGGAATCTTCCTTTTGCAAAGAAAGCATCTTCCGATTTGCAAGAAAAATCGATGGACCTGTACGCCAGGGACGGAGTACACCCGGCGGACTTGGCATCGGAAGCAGCCCGCCGCGCTGTTGGGGAGCAACCTTCAGACAACCCGATGGAGGTAATGAACAAGATCGACAATGAGCTTCGCGGTATTCCCGGCAAGACACCGGAAGCCGAAGCGCCTGCCGACGCTCCCAAAGGCGAGACAAGCATCAAAAACGAGGTCACAGAAGCGGAACGTGCCGAGCGTGGATTACCGGAAGTTGAAGTTGAAGCGAGACAGACTCCGGCTTTTGAGGCTGGGAAAAAGGCAGTCGATGAGGGAACGATTGACCCGCGATCTTTGGCTAAAGAGTTGGCCGACAATCCCCGCCCGCACACAGACGAGGAAGCCGCGGCCTTGATTTACGACCGCATGAAGCTCCAGAACCAACACGCAACCGCCATGAACACCATCGAAGCGGCCCGCGCATCCGGGGACGAAGCAATGGAGGCGCGGGGCAAAGCGCAACTCGCTAAAGTCGAGGATGCGATGAACACGAACGATGAGGCGGCGCGGAGGTCTGGTACGGAGACGGGCCGCGCTCTCGCTGCACGTCGCATGATGATTAAGCAAGACTACTCGCTTGCCAATGTCCTACAGAGGGCGCGTGTTGCCAGCCCTAATGGTGAGGTATCGCCTGAGCTTCGCAATACGCTGGAAACGCTCACCAAGCAACTCGACGAAGCCAACAAGCGCATCGACGATTACGAGGAGACGAAGAAACAGCAGACAGCGGAGCGTGCGGTAGAGAAGATACGCAAGGGGCTATCCGAGCGCACGGAGAAGCGCACGGCAACCAAGGAGAGCCGAAAGGCGGAGAGGGATATTCTCTACAAGAAGCTGAATGAGGAGTTGACGGGGCAGTTGAGCGCGAACCCCATGCTCAACCCCAAACTCTACGAGCTATTCGGCAAGTTGGCAGTCAGCCACATCGAAGACGGTTTGACGACAATCGAGCAGATCGTAGACGAAATCCACTCGAATCTCCAAGAGCGGGGAATCAGCAAGCGGGAGATTCGGGATTACATCTCTCAGTACGGACGGCAAGCGACTGAGCGGACGAAGGATGAAGTACAGGTCCAGCTACGCGAGGCGATGAAGCAGGGCAAACTCATTTCTGCTATCGAGGATGCGGAATCTGGAGAGCAACCGGCGAAGGGCAAAGCCCCCGGCAAGCCGTCTGAGCGCGTCAAGGAACTTCGGAAGCAACTTGATGAGGCAATGAAGAAAGAAGAGCCTGTCGAAGAAAAGACAGATGAGGGTGGGAAGAGAGAAGCGGCGCGGCAAAAGGCTGTAGAGAAGTCGATTTCCGAACTAGACAGGCGAATCAAGGATAAGGATTTATCTCCTACTCAGCGAATGCAAGGTCCGGACACGGAAACACTTGATTCCCTGAAAGAGCAACGCGATTCTCTGCGCGAAGCGTTTGATGAAATGAAATCGGCAAGCATCGACAAGGGAGGCACCAAGGAGGCGGCGCGGGCTAAAGCTCTTCAAAAGAGCATCGCCGAACTAGAGAGACGGATTAAGGAACGGGACACTTCCGCTCCGGCGAAGATGCAAGGTCCAGACACGGAGGAGGCCGCCTCACTGAAAGCACGGCGAGATGCCCTTAGGGAAACTCTGGACAGCATGAAAGTCAGAGAGAAAGCTGACCCTGCAACGAGGGCGCTCCGAGCGTACAAGACGCGTATCACGAAGAGGATTGCGGACCTCCAGAAGCAACTCGATACCGGAGACTTTGCCAAGCCTACTCGCGGGCAGACTGTCCTCGACCAGCAGGCTCAGGACTTGAAAGCGCAGTCGGAGAAGCTCAAGGGGCAGGTGGACGACGCGATTCACAAGCAGAAACTCGCTGCGAGAACTCCGCTCGAAAAGGGCGCGGCGATCTTTCAGAAGTGGCGGCGGGCCGTGTTGCTGTCGAGCGTCAACACGCTAGGCAAACTGACTACCGCTGCGATGATGAGATTCGGCACAACTCCAATCGAAGAGCTTATCGGAGGAGTGCTGTCCAAGATGCCTGGTCTGTCTGACATCGCAGAGAAAGCCCCGCGCGAGGGCGGCGGATTGAACATTTCGGCAGAGGCTAAGGCATTCGGGCAATTCTTCGAGAAAGCCACGTATCAGGACATCAAGGAAGCGGTCAAGACGGGAAAAACGTCTCTCGACTACCTCTACGGGAAAAAGGGAACACTGCCGCCAGAGGCACTGGACTTCTTCGGCCATCTGCACGGCGCTCTCAAAGTATTGCCGAAACGGGCCGAGTTCTTCCGCTCTCTGGAGAAGCGGGCGCAATGGGCACTTGATAACCATCTCGACATCAACGATCCCAAGGTCCAGGCAACGATGGCTGCGGATGCGTATACCGACGCAAACCGAGCCATCTTCATGCAGGAGAACTTCATCAATACCGGATTCAGGATGCTGATGGGTGAATTCCATTCGCAGGGATTGAGCGGAAAATCGACCGAGTTCATGATTAAAACTGTTCTGCCGATTGTCAAGGTTCCAACCAACATCGTTGCCGAGACGGGAACTTTTGCGGCAGGCACAGTTACGGGTAGCATTAATGCCTTGCGCGTGTTGGTATCCAAAGACGGCCTCAAGAATCTGACCGGGCATGAAGCCGACAATATCATGCGCTCTCTGAAAAAAGGCAGCATCGGTCTGGCAGTGCTGGCAATGGGGTACTACGCCGGGGCTTCAACTGGATTCATCCAATCGACAGGATTCTATCAGCCGGGAGATGAAAAGAAGGAAAAGAAGGCTGAAACACTCACTATCGGCGGTGTAGATGTTCCCCCCTGGATTCAACACACCCCCGTTGGTCTGGTATTCGAGATGGGTGCGACGATGCGGCGGGTCAACGATGCCTATACGATGAAGGGAAAAAGCGGCGGGTTTGTTGCGGGTGCATCGGCGGCGGCGCTGGGCACGGCCAAGAAAGTACCGTTCCTCGAAGAAGCAACACGGTTGGGAGAGGCTACGCACACGGCTGATTCCGCCGGTCTATTCCTCGACGATCTGATTGAGAGTCTGATTGTCCCGCCAGATGTGCGCCGGGTTGCTCAGATGCAAGATCCGCAGAATAAGCAGCGCAAACCAACCAACCTGGAGCAGACCATCGAAAAGAGCGTTCCTGGGATGCAGGAGAACGTGCCTACCAAGAATAAGGGGCGGAAGTTCTCCATCCGCGGAGGCTATCGTTGAAATTCATTTTCTACACCGAATTCGGAGAGATCGCAGACCTCGCCATACACCTGCAAGATGTGGAGGGCCACGAGGTTGTGTTCCACGTTGCCAATAAAGACTATGACAAGATCGCAGACGGGATTCTGATACACGTTGATGACTGGTATCGCTACATGGGAAAGGGGTACGTGTGGGTATTCGATTCATGCTCCTTTGGCGACTTGCAAGAATGGTTGCGCGAGAAAGGCGAATCCGTTTTCGGCGGATGCACGGAAGGCGATAGGCTGGAGAACGACCGCCAAGCGGGACAGGATTGGTTCGCCGAGGCTGGATTCGATCAGGTTGAGTCGAAGAACTTCAAAGACTTTGAATCAGCCAGTCAGTTTGTGAAGGCGAACTCAGGCCGGCGCTGGATTCTCAAACAGAACGGGAACGCCCCAAAGTCTCTCTCCCACATGGGCAAGTTCGATGATGGCTCAGATATGCTCTACCACTTGGATGAGCTAAAGAAGAAGTGGAACGAGTCGCATTTTGGCCCTATCGACTTTGACATTATGGAGGTAGTGGAGGGGCTGGAAGTTGCGGCCTCGGCTTTCTTCAACGGCTCAGATTGGATGCGCGACGCGCAGGGTAAGGTGACCGGCTTCCTCAACTTCGAGGAGAAGAAAGAAGCGGACGGCAACACGGGCGAAACGACCGGAGAGATGGGCACGACGTTCTGGGGATGCACAGAAGAAAACGAACTGTTCCGCGAGATGATCTGCCGCCCTGCTATCAAAGCCAGGTTGAAGAAGATCGGATTCCGGGGCGTGTTCGACATCAACTGCATCGTGACTGACGAGGGAAAGATCGTCGCCCTTGAACCAACGTGCAGGTTCGGCGTTCCAAGCACAGCCTATGAGTTCTGTGAGGCGATGGAGAGCGGTGCAGGAAAGCTCATAGAGGCCGTCGCCAAAGGCCAGAATCGCCCCGTGCCGCTCTTCCAGGGATGGGGCATGGTAATCGTAGTCGCGGCCAAGCCGTTCCCTGTAGAGGCCGACGTAGACGACGAAGCAACCAGTATCGGTGAGCGGCTTTGGATTCTCAAGGATGGGAAACCTGTTGACGAGTTCGATTCAGACCAAAAGAAACATGTCCACCTCTATAACTTCAAGAAGGACGAGGAGGGCTACAAGGTCGCAACCAAGAGCGGCTACCTTCTGACCGTGACCGCAACTGGTGAGGAGATTGCCAAGGTGCGCGAGGGGTTGATCGAGTATATCAAAGACAATCTTTTAATCGCGGGGCAGAAGTACAGGTCTGACATCGGGAAGCGAGTGGAGGAGTATGAAGATTCAACTGAGAACGATACCGCACTCTGAGCAACGCTACGAGACGTGCGGGGATTGGGAAAACCTTCCCGAAGGATCGCTGCGCATTTCGGTTAGCGACATGGGCAATGATGACTATGCGTTCCTTGTTGCCATCCATGAGCTTGTCGAGGTGTGGCTCTGCAACAAGCGCGGAATCACAGACGAAGCGGTGAGCGCCTTCGACATCGAATACGAGAAGAACCGGCCAGAGGGTGACGAGTCCGAGCCTGGGAACCATCCCGATGCACCTTACCGGAAAGAGCATTTCTTCGCAACCAACATCGAGCGTATGATTGCATTAGAGTTAGGCTTGGATTGGGAAAAATACTCCAAGGCAGTGATGAGCTTATGAGGGTTATGGGACACAATTCGTGGCAGCACCTTTGGGACTGCATCTGCATGGATTTGGGTATCGAGGAGCTTTGACTATGAAAAACAGAATCGTTCTGATGTGCGCTTTGCTACTGTCTCCGGTCGTGGCCCATGCGACTGTAACCGGCACCGCTACTAGCGCTTCTTTCGTCTGCACAGGAAGCACAGGCCCCTTCCCGTTCACCTTCCCGATTGACACGGCGGCGGCTATGACGGTGACGCAGAACGGTACTGTTCTGGCTTCTTCTGCCTACACGATTTCTCCAGTCAATAACTCCTACGCCAATGGCGGCTCTGTCACACTGAACACAGCCTGCCCCGCTGCGCAGATTCTTGTTCTGCAAAGGGTTACACCAATTACGCAGTTGACGCAATTCACGCCATATATGCCTGTGATGTATGCGAATATTGAGAGCGGTTTAGATAAGGTGACAGAGATTGAGCAGGAGTTAGTCTTAGGAGTTAGCGGAGGAATAACGCAGTTGACGGGAGATGTTCTTGCCGGACCGGGAACAGGATCGGCAAACGCAACACTGAAGGTAGTCAACTCATCACCGGGAAACTGCGGAGATTCCTCACACACCTGCGCAATCACAACGGATTCTAACGGAAGGGTTACTTCTCAATCCCCTATCGCCATAAACACATCCAGTGGAATCTCTGGCATGACAGCAGGACAGATTCCAATTGCGGCCACGGCCAGCACAATCACAAGCAGCAAGGTATTGTCAGGGACTGGCGCGGGAATTACAACGGGTCCAACAACAACCACGCTGAATGACTGCGTAAAGTTTGGAGATACAGCGGGCACACTAGCAGATGCTGGAGCGGCTTGTGGGTCTGGAGGTGGGAGCTATCTACCTCTCTCTGGAGGCACACTGACCGGCGCACTCACCGGCACCAGCGCATCATTCTCAGGCACCGTCTCGGCTGGCAGTGAGACGCTTGGATCGCCATTGCTTCCGGCGTCGGGCGGCACGGGCGCAACCACGGCGGCGGGTGCACTTGCCAACCTGGGCGCGGTAGGTACATCAACGACCGTCAATGGCCATGCTTTGAGCAGCAACGTGACGGTGTCTGCATCGGATTTGACGACGGGGACTTTGCCGCACGCGCAGTTACCGGTGCTGGTTTCAGGCGATATTCCTAGTAATGCCGCGAATACCACGGGCACAGCGGCCGGCTTTACCGGCTCATTGGCGGGCGATGTTACGGGCACGCAATCGGCGACGACGGTTGGCAAGGTGAACGGTGCGGCGGTGCCAGCAAGCAAATCAGTTGTTGGGACCAACAGCAGCGGCCAGATCATCGATGCTACCTCATGGGCTGAGAACCTGCTCGGTGCGGCACTTTATCCTGGATACCAAGCACTGTATCTCCCCTACATGGACGGAAGCGGCACTGTACTGCACGATCAGAGCGGTAATCACTATGACATGACTTTTGCATCTGGAGGAAATGCGCCCACTTGGTCTGCGGATGGTTCGATTATCTTTACGCCGACCAATACGATTGCTGGCGGACAATGGTTGTCTGGTCCAGCAGCCGTTTTAGCTGGAGCAGGAACGATCCAGATGTGGTATGAGCAAATCATGCCTTATTCAATTGATGGATTATCGCATTCAATCTACAAACAATGGGCTATCGGCGACAGCAGCGGAAATGGACTTGGTTGGTATCCTGCGTACTTCGGTGCACCTGCCATGATAGGCAACCCGACGCTTTATAACTACGATCTCATCCCAACGGATCGCCTGATCGGCAACTCCTCATTCACCGTTGTGTGCAATGGAGCTTCTCCGGCAACCGCATATGTGAATGGACACTCGCCAACGAGTTATCTGTACCCTGCGGTTACATCGACACTACCCTCTTGTCCGACCTGGGCAAGCACAGGAAGCGTAGAGATAGGCGGCACTTCTTATTTCTCTGGAGTTGGAAACTCAACGCCGCAGTGGAAGCTGTTCGGTATTGTGGTCTATCCGACGACTGTCCCAGTCACTCCAGCGATTGTCTTACAGAACGAAGCCTTTATGTCGAAGACTGCTCTGCCACAACATGGAGCGACAACCTTTGGAATTGAATCGCGCCCACCTTACTGGCTAGCTTATCAAGGAGATTCACGCATGGCGAATGCGGCTGGATCGCCTCCGAGCGGAGGTAATTGGCAGCTCACGACTTCGCGTGAGTGGCAGATTTCGCGTTTAGAGCCGGACCGCGACCAGTACAACAATATGGGAATGTATAACCAGAGACTTTCAACTATGGTTACGAATATGCCCAACGAGATCACGCCTCTTTGCACACAAAATATAAGTGTGGCAAAGACAGTCCTTCTTGACGCTGGTACGAATGACATTCAAGGCGGCGCGACGGGCGCAACGACCTACGCATCGTTGCAGAGCTATGCCTCTAACCTGCACACAGCGTGTAATGGAGTGAAAATTTTGTATGCTACATCCGTCGCCAGAGGCTCTTTCACGGCGACGATGGAGGGCTACCGCGAGACACTCAACTCGGATGCTATTTCCGGATGGGTGGCAGGGACATTCAACGGCGATGCGGTAGACGACAATGCCAATGATCCGATTGCAGCGACACAAGTTACGCCGAACACATACAATCCCTCAGCAGCGTCATCATGCAATGCAACGTGGTTCGATTCTGACTGCGTTCACTTTACCGCTGCAATGAACGCTGAGATGGCATCAGGAGAAAGCGCGGCGATAAAGTTAGTGCAGGGGCGCTTGAATACGTGCACGATAGTGCAAAAGCAGATTCCCTATCAGGTATTGGTGGCGGCGAACACAGCTTCCCCGGGCCTCACTCAGACGATTCCACTGGGCATACAACTCGCCAAAGGTGAGAACGTGTGTTCGCTCAGCGAGAACATTACAAGCGCATTTACTGGACCGACAACTCTAACAATGTCAGTAGGCAATAGTGGAGGTTCAACGACCTCATATCAGAGCGCATTCAGCCTGATGTCAGGAGGCGACACAACAGCTTCGCCTACCTACGTTGGTCCGGGCGGTGCGGTGAACGTGACATTCACCGCGACAGGAGCCAACCTTTCAACGGTCAGCGGGGGAAACATGGTCGTAAACGTGGGAGTGATTTACAACGGATTGTATTAACCGGCTGTCCTGTACATAGGAGTCACAGAGCAGGTGACAGGCTTGAAAGAGTTGCCGGGGCAGTAGATCATGAGTACGAGGAAGAATAATGGCTGACATCGAGAGCAGAGTAGAAAAACTCGAAGACTGGCGAAGCGGAGTTGATAAACAAATGGCCGAAATTAAACCCCTTGTTTATGATATGAAAGACGAAATTTTTAACCACGATGGAGTCAAAGGCGTAAAGACTATCGTGATTGAAGAGTTCGCCAAGCTGAACGCAGAGCGGTCTAGGCGATGGTCTACGTCAAACAAACTCGCTGCTGTGGGCATCATTATGACTTTGCTTGCGTGGCCTTCTGCAAAAGTTTGGTCGTTCGTTGTTGATGTCTACCAAATAACTCAGGAATGGCATCAAACCCACAAGAGCGAAATTGATAAGATCCCTAAAATGTCAGGCGCGATGGCCCTGAAAGAGAAGTCCGCGCCGATCTCAGAAGTGACCGACTACATCCCACAGTAAAGGAGAACTACCATGCGTTCAGATGATCCGCCCAAGATTCCAGGAAACCCAGACCCGAATCCGAAAATACCGTGCGAAGAACCCGTCGCGCCTGTCGAGGAAACCGAAGAGGAACCGCTTGACAGCAGAGAGTGAAAAGTGTAAAAGTGTATTTGTGAAACCCAAGCAAGTCTACATTCCCGGTGAATTGCACGATGAGCTGAAGCTGTTAGCGCATCAGTTGCATCTGTCGCTGAAGAGCTTGGTTGCGCGTCACTTGCAAGATGTGGTGAAAACTTATCGGGACGCAGGACGTTTGCAAGCACGGAAGAAGTGAGACTGCGGCTGTCTACGGATAGCGCATAGGCCAGCCGGGAGCCTTTAATTCCGGTATGCTGAGCGGCGGTGAGCAGCGATGCAAGCTGCCGCAAAGCAAAGGAGCAAGCATCATGGAGAATTGGAAAACAACACTCATCGGAGCAGTCGGCGCATTGCTGATGGCTGCTGCAAACTACAGCGGAGAGCATACGTGGCAGGGATATGTCGCGTGTCTTGTGCCCGTCGCGCTTGGGCTTTATGCCAAAGACTACGACACGCATTCAACCGTGGAGCAAACGCAGACGGCCACCACCGAAGCGCACGCCGCAGAGCTCGCGGCCATCAACAAGCAGTGATGCAGATGACGCTGAAGACGATCCTCTCCATCCTTGCGCTGTTGGCTCTTGGCGCTCTGCTGGGCGTTCTGGCACGCGCGCAAGCGCCTTGCATACAACAGGATTACGATGCGTTGAGTCTAAAGTGGAACACATTGCTGCCGTCCGCCTACAACAATGACGAACTCGGATCCATGTGGCGCGACGTGGACAATCAACTGCACCAGTGCGACAGAGCAGCGATACATGCCAACACGGTGGCGTTGCGGGCTGGGGATCAGGGTTTACAGGAGGAAGAAAATCGAGACTTTGCAATCGTGTTTTACAAACAGTGCCATCCGTCGTTTTGGTGGCACATAGGCCACCCGTTACACCGCGCTCCTGAATGGTGCAAACGATAACCCACCACAGCACAACCGAAAAGAGGAATTATGAAGTTCAATCTCCAATCGAAGCTCGGCGCATGGGCGCTGATCGCAGTTCTCATGCTTGGCATCGTGCCAACTGTCGGCTGCTCCGGCCAAAGCGTTGCACAGCAGATCGTCGGATGGACGCCCTTTATCGACTCGGCGCTTACCACGCTCGGCTCTGTTGCCGGTTCGTTATCCCCGCAGGACTCCGTGATTATCGATCCCGTCGTGACGGCCTTGGTGACCTCTCAGAACCTTTTGAAGAACCAGGCTCAGGCTTACCTCGCCAACCCTACAGCGGGCGTCCTGGCGCAGCTACAGGCCCAAGCGGTGACGTTCCAGCAAAGCCTCAACTCGGCAGTTCTGACGGCCTTGAAGATTACCAACTCGGACAGCCAGAAACGAATCATCGCTCAGATTCAGGTGGTGCTTACCGGAGCGACGGCGGTACTGGCTCTGCTCCAGACGATCAAGGGAAACACGCTGACCGTCACGACCGGCTCGGTAACTACTTCTCAGGTTCTTCCCTACTTGGATGAGAGCAAGAGCGTGGCGCTGGTGGCCGAGCATGAAGGAGTTCCATCGTTTGTGGCGTCCTACCGCGTGCATCAGGCAGAAGCATCACTCATCGCGGCAGGACTCTAACCATTCACGGGGCTGCTGCATGAGGCATAGGCCCGGCCCCGAACATTGCAGTAGGCGGCTGATGGAGGCACCATGCAATCAAGCGAGCAATGCAGGAACGCATTTTTATCTCTCATCGCATGGAGCGAGGGAACCAGCACCAGCCCACTCACACGCAACGATGGATACGATGTG